ATTATACTGGGATATTAACTTTGCTAATTCTCTTTCTGATAATTTCTGTAAGTTCATAAGTTCTATTGTTTTGTTCTTTGTTATACATCAAATATATAAAAAAGTTTCTAAATAAAACAAAAAAAAAGAGGAATAATCCGAAAATTATCCCTCTCCCAATAGAACAAAATAGTCATCCCATTGAAACAACCACCTTTAGCAATATACAAAAAAAGGGCCTTAACTATAAAGAAAAGGCCCTAAAGGTTGAACAAAGTATATATTAGAACAAGCCTAAAATACCATTTACTATCACATCCACTTCTTCTGGTGCAATAAACTCTACACCTTTATAGGCTAAAAAGTATTTAGCTACTTGGCTTATTACCATAGCTATAAGTCTTGGCTTATTTAATTTGCCTTTTGGATTTTCTCCACCATCTGCTTTATTTTTACCAATATTAAGACTAAAAGAAAGTAATCCTTCTTTTGCACCTTTTTTAATACTTGTAAATAATTGTTTTTTATCCATCATGATCTTGTCTTTAATTACAATTTTATGCTCTTCATCACTTTCTAATAAAGATACAATTCTTTTTAATGTTAATTTGGATGCATTTATATCAATCTGCTGATCATCATCTATATGCATAAATTCCTTTCCAACTGCTATACATCCTTCCAGCTGATGAAAGAAATTAGCAGAATGCATTAAGATATAAGTCCTTCCAGGTACTTTTTGTATGTGTAGATGCTTACCGTATTTCTTGCTCTCTCTGTGCTTAACTGGATACTTACCGGCTGGAATACAACTTATGTTCTTAGCATTGTCCTTATAAGGTAATTCAAGCGTTTTACAACTAAAAAGAATTAGATCTTCATCCCAAATTGATAAAGTACCAATAGTTTGAACACCATTATCTTTATGCCTTATTAATTCCAGCCTCATCTTCTAATCCTTTGCTCAATTCTATCAATCCTTTCTTCCATCTTCTTCTGGCCCTCAGATAAATGCTTTACCTCCACTTGGATTCCTTTGAATGTTACATTAGTTTCATGCAATTCTCTGTTAATACTTTGCACTTCTTCTAATAATTTCTCATCCGTTTCCTTCTCATCTTGCAGATTAGCACCGTAATACATTACCATGAATGAAGTTAATGCTGGTATTATAATTGGCAACCATGCCATTGAATTCTTTGGTGCTTCCATTATTGCTGTTTTAAATGATTTTTAACTTTATCAGTAAACTTCAAATCTAAAACTGCCTTATCACTTGATGGAAATTCCTCAATTGATACCTCATCTTGTCTTAATTGGAAGTTAATATAATCTTTTCTGTGATTGTATAAATTAAAATCTGTTACATTGATTGAATCTGCCAACATCATATCATTGATCAGTAGCTTAGAGATATAGCTATCTACTAATTTAGATTGGAATGAATAGCTATTTACTATTTCATCTTGTACTTGCTTTCTCTCATAATTAGAATAGATTATTTCATCCTTTTCTAATGCTGGCTCCCATCCTCCAAATTTACCATCTAATCTAATGTATTGAGTAATATCTAAACCAGTATAATCAAATTCAGAATTTCTAATCCTTCCATTCTGTGTCCATGCAAAAGATACCGTTCCATCTGCTCTGTAATCACTATACTCTTGTAGCTTAAACTCTTGGCTTGCTATATCAAATGTGCCTCCAGAAGTTATTACATACTCAGCATTAATTAAATATACTCCATTACCAAAAGCTGTATAAACATCATCCCAATCAATAATAAATATCTTGTAATTCTTCTGTGGCTTTGTTGTCCAAGTACCAAAATCATACAGCGTACCATAAGTATTATCTGTAATTGTAGCTACTTCAACACCATCTTTCTTTAGCTTTAGCGTAATTGTATCTGTTGCTTGTGACCTTCTATAAAAGAATGTGGATTTATCATTCTGGTAATCCTCAGAACCACCTCCGAATACACCTAAACAATCACAACAAGTTTCTGGTATTGTTAATGATAATGTTGGAGATGATGGCTGTGTAGGTAATTCTATTGCTGTAGCTATTAACCTATCCAAGTATCCACCTTGTAAAGCTGGATCAGTATCTGTGAAATTACCTATAATCATTACTATGCTTCTACTTCCTCAGTTTCTTCAACTTTAAAAGCCTCTTTTAATTTAATCTGCATTGCAGAGCAAAATCCAGCTACATTTAGCCCTTCTGCCTTTACTGCAATATGCATCATTTCAATCAATCCATTAGCTTCTTCTGCCGTTAATTCAATATTCTTGTTCATGTTAACCTTTTTTTTTGTTGAATATACGTAAAAATTTACTCTAAAGTTAGGCTAATTTTTGCTCTGTAAGTACCATCATCTACTCTACTCCTTACCGATGCAGTAGAATAAATATCTATAATTACTTGATCAATAGCCTCTTTTGTATCATTTATATCAGAATACATGCCATCAATTCTATTTCTTCCTTCAGTTTCATATAATAAAACTTTAGTACCTTTTTCTGCTAATGCAGCTTCTAATTGTGTTAAATCAATCATTAGTAGTATAATTTAGTTTGTGGAAGAATAGATGATCTAAAAGCTGTCATATCTTCAACATCAATAGAATCTGATTCTTGATGTAACATTCTTGAACCAGTAGCAACATTTACAACACCCCATTCAAATCTATTTAAGAAATAATTACCATCTGCATTAATCCATAGAATGGCAACACTATCTGCACCATTATATTCAAATGGAGTATCAAATGTGATCTTATCAGTCCATTCACCAGTAGGGCCAGTAAAAGTAATATTACCAGAATATACCGTAGTTTCATCTGTTAGTGTTAAGATATTGGATAAACTTACATCAGCAGCAGTAGCACCAGTAGGATCAAGCGATCCACTTGGAAAAGCTACATTAGTACAATGTGCTATCTTAATATATTGATTTGTCATAGCTACAGAACCACTTCCACTTCTATTTTCTTTATATAAAGATAATCCAGTAATTGTTTTTCTATTGCCCATAGTTCCTCCAGTTATGCTGTCACGAAGCAATATCCATGCGCCAAAACTTTGCCTAAAGTATTGTGCTACTGGTATTGCATCATCACCACTATCTAATGATCCAGATTGTGGAATTGGCTCATATTCCTTTCCCCTTGCTGCTGGGATGCCCATCATTTGCTTTTGAAATTGCATAGTCTATTGATAATCTAATGAATAATTTGCTAAATAACTTGTACCATCATACGTTAATGCAACTGCATCAATATCCCCAGCCACAGCAGAACCAACATACTCATCATTTTCTGCCCATTTAACTGATGCTGGCCATACAATGGTATTACCTCCACCTTGAATGATCTTAATAAAGTAAGATGCACCAGCTTTAGGATTATTAAGTGTTAATGTGTTTATGTTACTTGTCATATCCAAAACTTGCATATTACCATTATTCCAATCAATTGTGGCTGCTAAAGCAGATGGTGTAACGGTAGATGCAATTGATGAATAAACTTGAGAATTACTTTCTATTGGCCCAGCAAAATAGTTTTTATCATCAGCACCATCTTGATAAACCCCATAACTATTTGTTATTGTACCATCTCCAGCGTTATCAGCTAAATAAATACCATAAGCATTAGTTATTGTAGCCCCAGAATCATTACACACTATACCAGTACTATAGAACCCAAAAGCATTAGTTAAAGTACCACCTACTTTATTATAGTTTAAATCTACTGAAGAGCCAAACATTGAAGCCCCATGTGTACCAGAAGTAGAAACAGTAATAATATTCTGCGAACCATACATACTACCACCACTTGTATTTGTTCCTGCAATACTAACTAAATTGTAAGCCCCATAAGCAGCACCTCCTACACTACCTTCAACTGAACCATAATTACCAACTGCCTCACCATCTGAACCAAGCACTCTAAACCAACCACCATAAGCATTTCCACCTAATGAAGTATCTACTTTAGAATAAAAACCATACGCATTAACAGTACTTGCATTTCCAGTTAAATCTAAGTTATGTCCTACTGTTGTGCCAAAAGTAGATGGATTATGTGTTAAATCTATACCATATTGCGCTGTTGCTGTAATATCTAATCCAGCATCCCATACAAAGTTAGCATCTCCTTCAATAGAATCTGTACCATCAAATACAGCAATTCTATTATCTAATCCAGTTGATGCAGTAACACCTGAAGGAACATCTGCCCATTCAGCATTACCATCAACATCTACTGCTTTTAAAAATTGCCCCGCAGTACCTGAAGTATGATTAAGCTGAAGCTGTGCACCAAAATAGTTCTTATCATCAGTACCCGCTTGATATATTCCGTAGCTATTGGTAATTGTTCCAGATCCAGCGTTGTCAGCTAAATATACTCCATAAGCGTTGGTTATTGTAGCACCAGAATCATTACATACTATCCCAGTACTATAAAATCCAAAAGCATTAGTTAAAGTACCACCTACTTTATTATAGTTTAAATCTACTGCTGATCCAAATATTGATGGCCCATGTGTACCAGATGTAGAAATAGTAATAGTATTCTGCGAAGCATAGCTATTTCCTACACTTGTTTCTGTTCCTGCAAAAATAACCGTATTTAAAGATCCATAAGAAGTACTTCCTACACTTCCACCACTTACTTGATTGTAACTACCAACTGCATCACCAGCTGAATCTCCAACTCTTAAAAGCGCCCCATAAGCACTTCCATTCAATGCTGTATTAACCAGAGAAGATACACCATAACTCTGTGAAGATGATGCATTACCAGTTAAAGCTATATTATACCCAGTTATTGTACCAGAAGTCCCTGATGGACTATGTATTAAATCTATAGCAGTAGCTTCAGTAGCTGTAATATTCAATCCAGCATCCCAAGTAAAATTAGAATCACCTTCAATTGTATCTGCTGCTGTCCATACAGCTATTTGATTATCAACTGGAGTACCACTTACTTGTACATCAGATACAACATCTGCCCAAGAACCTAATCCAGCACCATCACATTGTAAGAATTTACCAGCACTTGGAGAACCTCCAGTAATTTTTATAGTTCCTCCAATTGTTGCTGTTGATCCATCATCTTCTATTATTGATGCACCTAATTCATTAGTAGCAGTCCATTTAGGAACTTTATTTACATCTCCAGCCCCAGCACTACTATTCTTTGGAAATACTGCATACAATTGGCTTAATGTAGCCTTAAATGATGTTGGTGTTCCATCAGTATCTACTACGTGAATCAATAAATCTTCATCTACATCTGCTGTTACTATTGCACTTCTACCCGTTAATTTTCCCATTTTTATATTATTTATTCAAAATCATAATCTACACTATCTTCAAATTCATAGTTAACCCCATCTTCAAATACGTAAGTTTGTGCTAAACCAGTCCATATTCTTGAAGAAACTTGGTATTGTCTACCTAAATTTATTAAATCTTTATCAATTTCAGCCTCAACCGTTAATGTATCTACTGGAGATTTAGTAACCTTTGCAAATGTTTCTCCACTTAAAGGTATTAATGGATTACCACGTACTAATCTATCTTTATAGCTTGAGATCTCCCATATATTCTTTAATCCTCCATTTTGATACTCTTCTAATCTAATTACAGCCTGGTAATCAGTTCCAACATCTCCTAAAGAAGAAGTAAATGCAAAACTAATCTTGGTATTCTCAGTATCTAATATATTATTATTAGTACTTGTACCAACTTGATTAGTTAATTGCTTAGTTACACTCCATATATTAGTACCAATGTATTCATCATAATTAGAAACATCCAACTCTGGAGATATTTGTCTATACGTAGTAATATTGCCATTACTATTCATATCAAAATCATAGAATAAATATACTCCCCAATTCGCCACATTCATTGAGTAATGGCTTGAATTCTGATTAAGTCCATTGTTTAATAAAGATGAATCATAGAATGCACTATTAGCAGATGCCAATGCTTTATAATCAGCCCAATCAAATGAAAAGGCCCAATTAAATTCATAAGTAGTAACTTTACCACCATAAGAAGTAATTGAGCAATCTACCTTATTAAAATCAGATCCAGATGCTAACTTAAATCCTCTTGTAGTATCTAAATTAATTTGTTGTATTCCTCCAACTTGAGGATAAATAGTAAAATCATATTCCTCTTTTTGGATATCAAAGAAATCTCCAGTAGTAGAATTATATGCTACCAGTCTTGCAGTTACTTTATCAACTACTGCTGAACCATTTTTTAAATCAAAGCTAAATGATGATAATAATTTATCCTCTACATACCCTTGTACAGATGTACTACCATCAGTAACTACTCCATCATCTTCTGGATGTTGGTATAAATTGAAGTCTGCAAATGATATTAAACCAGATTCATCATCTCCAATAGCACTTGCAACCATTTCATCTACACCCAACTTCAACATCATTTGAGTATTAGCTGTACTTGCATCTTGGATTAATAAGCCTAAGAAACAATAATTTCCAGCCCTAATCTTATCTAATTCATCTGCTGAATTATACTGCACTCTAAAAGTAATGCTTCCTTGAGATGCAGAAACAACCGTTCCAACAACATCCTTTATTATATCTCCATCTGGATCAGTAGCACCAAATTGAGAAACAAAGTTTTCAAATAAGAAATTTTCTTCTAATGTGCTTGATTGTACAGACGCACCTTTATATTGATCTTCATCTGGAAGTATAAAATGTGTTAATGCAAATTTAGTTGATGTATTAATGGTTAAATCTGTATCTACAACAACAGTAACATCTGTAGAACCACTTCTAATTATTCCAGAAGATGGATTACCAGATATATCTGCATAGCTAATAGAATTGATACTAAAATTAGCAGCATTACCGTTATAAGTTTCATCTATCCATCCAGTATTTCCTAATAGCAATTCATCTTGCCCATAATGAAAACTATTTGGATCAGATAAAGTAGCAGCCATGTAAATACTAAATACATACTTCAAGCATTTATCTGTAGCCCATAAATCTGGAGGATTACCGTTAACCATGTTATCTATTTCACCATCTAAATAGGTAGGAAATAAAATAAATTCATGCTCAATCAGAAATGATGTATGTGTAGCACTATAATTTAATGCACCATTAGTTATATTAATTGGATTACCAGCACCAGTAGATACCTTAACAGAACCATTTTGCCATGTTTTCTGAATACCAACTGGATTCATAGCTGTTGGTGTACCACTTACACCTTGTAATCTATATTTCTGAACGTTTCCGTCTACTTTACTATTAAAGTTAATTTGTTCTCCATTCTCAATCAATCCATATTGAAATTCTACATCATTAAGCGTAGTAAATCCAACTACAATAGCATCACCATCTACTTGATTAACAAGTGGTGTTCCACTAACGGTAATAACACTATCTGTAATATTAGATATTGTGAAAGTACCATCATTAGTTCCAGATGTTGTTACCGTTTTGATTGTATCACCTAATTTAAAACCATCACTAACCCAACTTCCACTATCTCTTGTAATTGTATCAGCAGTAGCAGTAAATGTAAAACCATTTATGATTGTGTAAGATGTACCATTATATATTTGTGTAGCTGTACTAAACCATTCTACTCCAATATCATGAATAGCTTTGTATCTTCCTCCACTATTCCCCTTAATAAAATTAGTAAAGGTACTTGTGTTAAGCGTATAATCTGAACCATTATCAAGCTGGTTATAAAACTTTCTTGATATTACATTGATATTAGCCATTATTCTGTATATTTTGTATCTCTACTAATTCCTTCTTTAGACTATCCAACTTCTCTGTATCTCCTTCTCTCATAGCCTTATTCAATTCATCCATGATAATCTTACATTTATCTTTCATTGAACCCTCTGGAATCTTAGCAAAGTTTTCCATCATCTTATCTTGTAGCTGGGCCATTGCCTTTTCTACCATCTTAGTTATATAATTAAAATCTTCCATATTATGTTGGCTCTGTATATGTTTCTTTTAAATTAGTAGTGTATTCATATTGAATTCTATAATCAGCTTCCCAATATCCACCACCAAAATTATATAAAATTGAATCAAAAACAACCCTATTACCATCTTCATCAGTAGCAATATTGTTGTTTATAATCTTTAAAAAGTCCTCAAATGATGCATTCATCTTAATCTTCTGATAAACTTTGTACTGATTCAAATGATCTTGATTATCCTTATTAGCTACTTTTTGTACGAAAGAATTTACATAATGATACTTTTCATACAAATATTTTGCACTCCATATATCTCTATTATTAGCTTGCATTTTTAATTCTGGTGTAAGCCTTAACAACTTTGGAATATTAACTAAATCTGTACTTGTTCTAAGCAATCTATCTCTGCTTTCTGCTTGAACCGTTCCAAAGAAATCATTATTAGTCTTAAATATTACAGATAATGAATCAGCAACTTTAGCAAAAGTTTTAAATGTTCTCTCAAGTATTGATCCTTGTTTCTTCCTTGTACCTAATGCAACTGGAAATGTTAATTCTGTTAATCCCTTTATTAATACCTTTCTAAAATCAGTATTAGCAATTGGTAATGTCTTGATTTCATAAGAAGTACCCTTGTAATTATCTAAATCCCAGTAGTTATCATTGTCAATAGTAAAGCTAATCACCTTAGTACCAACTAATTCATTGGTATTATACTTATCAATATCTACTTTTATTGATGGCATCTCATAAGCAGAATCTAATTCCCAAAAGCCTTTATTCTTTAATGGCTCAATATATACTTTATTATCATCAGTAATCTTAACTTTAGCGTTGAATAAATCCTTCACCAATCCAACGCACTTACCAAGCGTATATAACGGTCCACCACTAACTGGTAATCCAGTTTCTGAATTAGGAATATTAATTCTACCAGCTTCTGTCTTTCTTGGAAGAATATACAACTCATCCAATTCTGGAATCATGCTACTTGCAATAAATTCATATCCAGCAAAATCACATCCAACTTCTAATATTCTTTTTAGCTTTATCCCTCTATGCTTCTTTGGTATTGGAAATAAAGTATCAATTAATTCTTTTACCATGTCTATTAGGACAAAAAACATTGCACCATAGTATATTACTTTAGATGCTGCTTTACCAAATCCAATTACAGCAGCACCAAGAGGCCCTAATGCACCACCAGCAGTTTCACCACCAACATCAGAACCTAAATCCAATCCATCTTTAAACATTTGTGCTAATTGCTGTTGTATCTGGAATATAGATATTGTTAGAATTGCTGTACCAAAGTAATCGAATTGTGTTTCCTTAATGTAAGGAATATCTACGTAATCAGATGCACTAAATTTACCTTCTGATTCTAATAAGCCCATAGTAATAGCCTCAGATACGTTAGCAAAAGTATTTAAGCCATCCAATTTAAGTAGTTTAGCCTTTACCTCTTGCTTCTCTTTATTAACCTCTATATCATTAGCTAAATCTACGATCCCTTTAAATACATCAGTAGATGGAGTATTTAATTTCATCTCAAAGTCTACACCTTCAAATATTCCATTGCCTATTCCAACTGCACCATTATCAATATGTTCAATTAGCTTCTTACCCATATCCAAGCTGAATGTTAATTCAGATGTAGTTATATTGGGCTGGTTATTATCATTGTCAAAAGTAGCTATGATTTGCAGTCCTTGCCAATCCCTTACACCTTCTGATTCTCCTAATAATTTAAACTTTACGTTATCAAATTGTGCCATCTATTTGAATATTTCATTGGTTTTATAATGATTTCTATCCACCTTATTCTGCCTTCTAATCGTTTCTGTAATAAAGTTAGCTAATGCATGAGGATCAATAGATACTTCTGGGATGTTTCTAATTGCTTTTTCTACATCCTTAACTCTACTAATCAATTCTTTATTACTTTCAAATCTCTGCTTCTCTACTTTAATGGATGGTAAATCTTGATCTAATCTTCCAGTTCTATACTTAAATGCTAATTCTGATAATTGATCATTGCTCATTCCTCCAATCTTCATGTTATTAGCAACATCAATAACTCTTTCTTTTGGCATTAGCATAGCTGGTACACTATCCTTACCTTCAATACCTCCAGATACTGATTCAGTACCATCAGCAAAGAATTGAATAGATTTCAATGCACCAAGCATCTTACTAATATCACTAAATGCATCTTGGAATGGCGTTTGGCTTCCACCTTCAGCATAGCTTCCCATTAATTCCAATGCAGTTTCAGTAGCTGCTAATAATTGCTTTCTCTTTTCAGTCTTAGCTAATTCCTTTTGGATTTCTGCTTGTCTTGCCTTCTCTGCTGCTAATGATTCATCTGCAAATAGCACCCTTTGTTGGGCCAATGCCTTTAAATCATTCTCTTGGTCTTGAGATTCTTGCAGTTCATCATTCAGTAAATCCTTTCTTTGATCTAAAGCCTTATCAAATAATTTCTTTCTTTCTGCGAATTCTTTCTGTGCAGATTCAATAATGAATTTAGTGTTTTCTTCTGCTTTCTTTTTAGCATCTGCTGCAGCCTTTTCATTCTTCTTATCATTCTTATCCTTCTCAGCTTGTATCTTTTTTTGCATCCTTAATTCAATACCACTTCTTAATGATACTAAACCAGCAATCTTTTTTGTAGCTGCTTCATCTGCTCTTAATGCTTCTGCTTTTAGCTGTTCAAGTTCCAATAATTCCTCTGTAGATGTATCATTGAAAGATTGCTCTAATTCCATTGCTTGAATCTTTAAATCAATCAATTCTTTTTCAGTTTTAGCAATAAATCTTTGCTTAGTAGCAGCTAATTCTAATGCAGCAATTCTTTCTTCATCTGTTGCTAATTGGTCATTAGCTATTTCTTTTAATTTTTGGAATTCCAATCTTGCTTTAGCTAATGGTACAACCGTTTCAATTTGCCTATCTCTAAATTGCTTTAATAATCTATCTAATTCAGCACCTTGATCAATAGCATCACTTACAAATTCTCCAACTGCTTCACCAGCAGATGCCATCTTATCAATACCTTCTGTAATACCAGTATTAAATTGTATTACTGCATTCCCTAATGTTTTGAATCCTTCAGCTAATTCACCACTAAATATCTGGGCTAATCCCTCTCCAAATACTCCTAATGCTTTGAATCTATTGATTAAATTCTCTTTAATTGCCTTTCCTAAACCAATAACTGCCTCTTTTGGATTCGCAATAGCCTCTTTAAGCCTATCAAATGTACTTAATGCAGTATCTTGGATGAATCCTATAAAGACATCAAATAAAGCCTTTAGAGGCCTTAAAACCTTAGTAAATGCATCAACTCCTCTTTGTGTAGATGCAAATGCTGCAATTAATCCACCTAATGCAACTACAATAGCACCAATACCAGTAGATATTAATGCAATCTTTAATATTTTCAATGCCTTAGAGAATCTTCCAGTAGATGCTACGGCTGCTGTATTTGCTGCTGCTGCACTTTCTGTTGCTTGTGCAGATTTCTTGGTAAATACTGCTAATGTGGCTTGAATCCTCTGCAAGATCATCAATTGCCTACTAAATAATCCAGATGCTTGGATACCTTGAGTAACTGATGTTGTATAATTACCCACGTTCATTCTCTGCTTCTTTAAAGCATCTGAATTACTAAGAATCCTTTTATTGTTTAAGTCTAATTGCTTATTAATATCTTGTAATCTAGCCTTACCTTTTGCAGTTTCAAGATTCAATCCTTCTCTTTCTCTTCTTAATTTTCTATTGGATGCAGCTAATTTCTGTAATGTACCAGCATTTTGATCAGCTAATACTATTTCATCCTTCAATGCATCCTTCTGGGCCTTACTGGCTTGCTGATACCTTATCTTAGCCTTTACCTCTGAATCTTCTGCTTGTGTAAGCTGTTTCTTTAGTTTAACGGCTTCTTTATCTAATTCAATGCTTTGTTTCTCTATCTTATTAGCATCTTCTTTTGCAGTCATTAGCTTTTTCATTCCATCTACCGTAGATGCATCAATTTTAGATACATCAGATATCTTATTTTTAGCCATTTTTTGCGTTTCTTGCTGCAATTTAGTGACCAATCCAAGCAATTCCTTCAATGCTGCTATCTCAGCACCAAGATTAAAATCACCAAATAAATCACTTTTACTTATCTTATCTGCCATCTCTAAACTCTTTTATTAGTTTCTTTCTTATATCTTCTATAATTAAGGCTAAATTATCTTCTTGTAAGCCCATTATACCAGCATATCTATCTTTTAAGTCTTGGAAATATCCCACATCTGAATCTAATGTATATTCATCTCCACTCTCAACCGTAGTTAATCCATCCAAAAACTTACCAGTATAATACAAATCTACATATTCAATCTGTAATCCAGCAACTGATCTTATTGTACCCCAATAATTAGAATACCCTTCTTGTATTAACTGGCCTTGATCATTTTCACCTTCTTCTTTTATCTGATGCCTTACTTTAGCTGGAAATTCTTTAGCCATTACCTCATCAGCTACAATATCTGCTAATATTGGAAGTTCCTCCAATTGAATTATTAACTTATCTAATTTATTAGCAAAGATTGTCATTTGTTAGCCTTCTTGAATACATCTAAATAAGTGTAGAATTTTGCCACACTCATCTTATATACGTCAAAATCTTTCTTAAAGTAACTCTCAAGCATTATTATTCTTTCTTCAAAGGTCTGTTTCTTATTCGCGACCATAGCTTCCCGATCATTTTTGATCTTACTTTTAATCTTATACGACGTTTTAAATGTTGTCTCACCAGATAACCACTTTAATTTCATTAATAATATATCTTTTTCTTCTATCATATTAGTAATGGCCCTATCATCAACACCAAATCTTTCGAATAACTCATCACTTACCATTATGAAATGATCCACTAATGAATCATAATCAACATTCTTATCTGGCATATCAAAGTAATCTTCCAGCTTCAACATATAGCGTACATCACCTTGCTCATTGATCTTATCAAAGTTCCAGATTGGCAGTTCTTCTATTGTTCTATAAAACTTCATATAATAAATATACAAAAAAGGGATACCGTAAAGCACCCCTTTTAAGACAAAAAAACTAAAACCATGATACGAAAAACTACTTCTTCTTACCTTTAGATTTAGCTTTCTTTTTGGTTATTTGCTCATAGGCTTCAGCCATATCAACATCCAATTTACCCATGAAGAAACCTTTGAACTCTTCAAAAGTTAGCTTCTTTATCTCATCAACATTAAAAGAAGTCCTTCCTAATTTTATGAACTTAGCCATAATTAAGGAATTGTTACTAATTCAGCTTCAATCAATGAATCATCATATCCAGCTTTGGATACAGATACCTTTAATTTGTCTGCTGCTGTTTGTGCAGTAAATGTAAATGTATAAGCGTTATCAACTGCTGCAAAACCAGAAATAGCTACGGATGAAGATGTATTATTATTGTAGATAGCAAAATCAGCCTCTACTAAACCTTCAATACCAAATCCATAGATATTCTCTGTAATAGTAGAAGTAAACCCAGTAGTAGATACATCAGAAGCTACATGCTTAATATCATATAGTCCATATACATCACTTGAAGATAAACCATCAAAGTCTAAATCAGCAGCATCAATTGCTCTGATTAAAGAATCCTTTTCAGTTTCTCTAAAGTCAAATGTAATCTTAATCATTACTGGCTCTGCATCTGTTTTCTTAACTAACTCAGCAGAAAAAGATTCTTGATCAACCATAATAGGCTGAACCTTTACTTTTGTGCTTGCATCAGTAGCATAAACAAAGTTTCCAGATTTGTCAATAACGTAAATACCAAATTTTGAGCAAGCCCAATCTTCTAATTTACCTAAATATTCTGGCCCTTGAAAAGGAATAAACCCAGTAAAAGTACGAGTACCTTCCTTGATCTTAGCTTTTCTTCCAGAATTGAATTCAAAGAATGTAGGTTCTACTCTTACATCTTCTACATTTTCCAATATAGAAAGAGGGAAATATCTATCATCCTTGTCGGGAGCATCAAATTTACCTATTAAGGTAGACTTAATTACTTCTCCTACGTTTGCCAGTTCATTCTTTGCCCCAGCAGCATCTACCTCTGGTACAATGATTATTCTCTTGGCAATATCCAATATACTTGGGCAAGCATCCCCTTGTGAATTGGATAAAGTACAACAATTAGCCATTTTTTTTCAATTTAAAAGTTTTAAAAATTATATTCATCAAACAAATTACAACCATCAATAATCTTGTCTATTTCCACCGTTATATTTAATTGTACACCACTTAGCATATCATTAAAAACTTGTGTTTTATACCCCTCATTATTAAAGAATAAGCCATACTTAGCATGTCTTATTGTGGTATAATCTGAAATATCCAATACGTTTTTATTTTTCTTTAGGCTCTTTATAAACTCCCTCTTTACAGCATCCATATCATCTATGATGTTAGTATAATGATCATCAGTATCCCATTGCTGTTGCCCAGCCCAATCATTCATAAAATAGATCTGTAATTGTGGTGTAGCCCCTATATTATTCATTCTATCATCATTTTCACCCATAGTAATAGGTTCAAACAATAATACTGCTGGAAATTTAGCCTTTCCCTTTCTTAGCTTAGATAAAATGTTATTGATTTCAATTGGAGTACCATGATAGTAATATGGTGCACCAGATAGCCACTTACCAGAATCAACCTTCCCTTGTACATAAGTAGAAGTCCTTACATCTGCTACAATTGTGCTAATGAAATCTTTAACTTGAGTAATCATACTATGCTAATCTTTTCTCTTTGTGTGAAATGGAAATCTGCATAAACCTCTCCTGGCTCATTAGTAATGGTAATATAAGAACAAGCATCATTATAGATCTTTATTCCTTTATTCCAATGCCTTCTTAGTAGATTGGATGTTACCGGAGTAACTCTATCTGCATTAGTAGCACTATTTATAACCACTCCTATTTGAGTATTCTCCATTTCATTATCTCTCATATAATAAAAGAATACAAAATGCTTTAGCATCTCTGTTAGGCCTTTAAACTTAAATGTAATCTCTCCAGATGTATAAGTATCACCATCAATTAGATTGGCCCACTTAGCTGGAAATGGATGTACATTTAGATTAGATTCTAACTCCTGGTATAAAGTCCATCCAAGTAATGATGTAAGAATATCTTCCTCTACTTGATCAATATAAAGATTTAGCTTATCCTCAGTCCATTCTCCAACTGGGATTTCTACATCTCCAACAAAATCAGATTCTTGTATAATCTTTACACTCATCTTATTTAGCTTGTGCTTTACCTTTATTAATTAATGCTTTAGCAAGATCTACAGATACTTTAAATTCTTTACCACCCATTACGATCTCTACCTCATCTATATCTCTTAACTTATCCCATACTACTGGAATCTCTATTTTCTTAACTGCTTTCTTCTTAGCCATAATCAAATGCTTTTACCACCAAATCCCCACACCCAATTAAGGATGTGAGGTTCTGGCCCTAAATAAACTCCATGCTTATGGTGTTTCTAAAGCTGCATTTGTAGTAGCAAAAGTACCTTTAACAAAAGCAGTAGTATCGTTATTCTGTACGAAAAGTTGACCTCTCCATTCAGCTAAGATTGTTCTCATGTTCTTAGTGAAATCATTTCCATCTAATCCAATCTCAATCTCAATTCCAGATTTCTCAACAATTGTTCCTTTAGCGAAATCACCGATTAAGAAATCACCAGCAGTAATGTTAGTGTTTTCAATAATTGGAATACCATCTAAAGACATTTGTGATCCAACCATCATTAATCTCTCAACATATCTCTTATCAGAAGCAGATAACTTAACTAATTTTAAAGCTGCAACATCTGATGGATGCATCATAATAGTTAAAGCACCATTATGGTTAGCCAATCTGATTTGGTTAGCTGCAACAACTAATGAATCTGCATCGTTAGCAGAATCAACCGTATTAGCGAATGTACCAGCTGCAAATGCAGTAGCATAATCAATAACACCTTTTAAGTTTGGTGCAGTACCGTTACCATTTAAAACTTGGTTATCTACATCTAAGAATAATCTAACGATTAACTTGTTTCTTAACCATCCTTCCATGAAAGATACATCATCTAACATCTCAGTAGATACTTTGAAATAAGCTGCTCTTTTTACTAAAGCTACAGAAGTAACAACGAAATCATTATCGATTTGGTCTTTAGCTGCACCTTCAGCAGTACCATCAATAGTACCATCTTGTCCAGTTTCATACACCCACTCAATAGTGTTTGCTGCTGTTCTTAACTTTGGAAATAAAGCATAAGATTTTGCTTCTCTCTCAGCAATATCATTGATACCTTCTAATCTTTGTGCTTGTGGTACATCACCACCAGTTACATTACCAGCAATAGTCATATCAGCAGCAGCCTTCAATTCAAATCTGAAAGAATGTCTTCCATCTTTAGCTTTAATGAAGTCTTCTCTGTTATCAGCTAATGCTTTTCTAACTGAATTCTCAGCCATTCTTACAGAAGATCCTGATAAAGAACCATCTTGTAATTTCTTCAAGATAATCCCTTGTGTTTCTAATGCTGATTCTAAAGATTTAACTTTATGTGCTTTTAATTCTTCTACCTCAGTAGTTAAAGATTTAATTGCTACATCATTAGTTTCACCTTCTAATTTTACTAATCTTTCTTCTAAAAGAGTATTTTCGTTTTTAAGTTTTGCAACGTAATACTCTTGTAAATTCTTAGCATCCATTGATGCTAATTCATCTGCTGTTTTTTCTACGAACATCTTTATGAATTTAATATTAAGTTTAAAAATAATTGTTTTTTTTCTTCAGATTGAATCTCTGATAATTTAGATCCAGCCCAAGCCTTCATAGATTTCCCACCCCATAGTAGATAGCTTATTGTTCCACAAGCCTTTTCATCACTTGCATCATAATACTCTTCTGCTCTTGATAGGTACGAATAAACTCTATTTAATACATCCAAAGAGAACCCTCTTCCAGCAGCAATATCTCTACCTCTTTGTTTTCCAACATCAGTAGCGCATTTATTACCAACTGCTTCATTTAGTTCAATTCCCTTCTTAGCATTTGCAATTGCTTGCTTTGGATAATCATCATACAATTCAGCCTTCTGTTGTGCTTCATTCGGCTGTTCAGTAACAAAAGTGTCTTTAAAAGACGGCTTCTCCATGATCAGTGAATCTCTAAGCTGTTGAATTTGTTTGAATCTCATTTCAATATTCTCTAATCTAGCATCTGTACCCTTACCATTCTTGATGGCTTTCATAAAGGATTCTTCCAATATGTGTATCTTGCTAATTAGATCATTGTAATCGCCACTTGATTTAGCAGCGTCTATAACTGGTGTAAGGCTGTTACTACCAAAGGTAACTCCAGAACCTTCCCATAATTTTACTTCTGTAATATCATAATGTCCCTTCTCAGAGAACTCTGAATCTTCTACATATTTAACTTTATCTGCGATATAATTGAAACCAATAGAATGCTCTCTAAGAATACCATCTTGATAATCAAGTAATGCATCCTTACCTTCTGTGCTTCTTCCCATCTTAGAAACAAATCTAAGTCCGTATTGATCTTCATCTAATTCAAGAATCTTACCGATTTGTCTATCCCAATCATGATTCCTTAGATGTGCTATTCTTCTATTACCAGCAGATAAAGGGCCTCTTTCTTGGATGGATTTCTTGAATGCACCCTTTCTAATTACATCATTATCTGCATCAATAGAATAAAAAGCTGCATAATATCCAGATACTATACCTTCTTTATCATCTATATCCTTTATCTCTAAAGCTAAATTCTTACAAGCATATCTAACGCTTAACTTATCTTCTATTCTCATCTTAATCAGTTATATCAATCATTTCTTGTGCTTGTTCTATTGTTATAACTCCACTTTCTAATAGCTTAATTACTCTATCTACCTTTTTATCCTTGTCCTCATGCAGAACCTCAACATCTGATACGTCAAACTTAAGGTATAAGTTTTTACCTTCCTCTTTAGAATAGCTTTCAACAAATGATCTATTATAAGATGCTTCCATCATTCTAAGGATTGGAATATTAACATTAGTCCATAATGCTTTCTCTGCTTCCCTTCTATTATTGAATGTTTTATTAGCTGGATCATTGAATAAAGATGAATCAATTCCATATACATTACAGATTGCTCTCAATGTCTTAACACCCATCTCAATAATTTGCATATCTGCTGCAGTCATCCCCATAGGATTATACTTCATCTTAGATGGTGTAATAATTGATTTACCAAAGTTTGAAGCCCCTCCAATCTTAGAATCAAATGCTTTTTGTGCTGATTCTAATTCTTGATCATCTAATACATCATCAGATTCATTGGAGATAAATCCAATTGCACCTTTATTCTTCAATAAATTACTACTGGCTTCCCATTGATTCAATGAAGTTCTATATGGATATACAGCAGATTGTAATGGAGATAATCCCATTCCACTCATTAATCCTTTCTCTGTTGGATTAAAGTATTTCATGTGGATAATTTCTTCTGCTGAATAGGTAGTATCTATTCTATCAATCACATAATCATAGCTAATTATATTATAATTGCTATCTAAATTTGGAGTAATTCCTTGAGTATATAACACCTCTAATTGCCTAAATGCACCTTCTGTACCAAGCCCAATTGAATCAATACCTCTTGCTAATGCATTACCAGTTAATGCTAAATTAACCACTAAACTATATTGTAATTCATTCCATGTTTGATTAGGATTAGGAGAATAAAGTAAATCATTCAGCTTACTGCTTTCATCCTTGATTAACTCTCCATTCCTTTCTTCATATACACACCATTTTACAGATGATGTAGTAGCAGCAATTTTATCTACTATTGGCTTTAAATCTGGGCTTCTTGAGTACCCTTGATTAATAAACTCAGTAAAGTTTGCTGTTGGATTATCCTTATCAAAGCCAAAGAATTCATTCCAATTTATCTTCCTATTGGTATCTGTTTGGAAGAATTGTATTGCTTTCTGTATTAGATTCATTGCACTAATTTACAAATTTATTTGAATATTCTTTTAGGCTTGTTAACTTGTTCAGCACATCCAGTAATACAATCTTGCGCATCATCATGATTATTTGTTCCTTCCCTTTTATAATTCTTCATTGAAGCGTAAAACTCACCCCACATATTTCCCCATCCTTCTGGATAAAATACATTCTCTTCAATCCAATAACTATTTGACCATATACGAGATTTCTTATTTTTAGTTTGCGTAAATGTCTTAATAACCGTAAAATTATTGGTTAAAAGCCTCTTTACATTCCTTGCAAAGCCTCTTCCTCCATTATTTGCTTCTATCTTTGCCCTCTGAATACCATCCTTTTCAAGCATTTTAGCTACTGCTGGCTCAGTATATTCCATAGATTTCTTGGTATATAGCACATCTAAGATATAAATTTGATCATTATTAATCAGATAATTGATGCTACAAAGGTAATCTGATCCAGTATCTGCTGTATCTGTATAGTTAAATCTTTGGCCTTCTGGTAATTCTGAATAGGTTTTAAAGTCTTTATACATCCTTCCCATCTCATCTACCGGCTCTTGCATATAGTTAGCACCAAAGATAGCTGGAGATGTTTTACTCTTCTTATCAGCATAATCTTCATAGCTTAATAATTCTGGGCATAGCATCTCTCCATCCTTATAAGCCTCCATCTTCAAGATGTGCCATCTATCTGCTTCAGTTTCTAATATCCTTCCACATAAGTCTTTAGTAGCCCATCTGGTCATGTTAATGATTTGGATACTACCTTGCTCTAATCTTGATAAGAATGTATCAGTATAGAATTTCCAATGCTCTTCTAATATCCTATCATTGAATGCTTCCTTATCGTTCTTAATTGGATCATCAATAATACCAATGTTACAACCAATACCAGTAATAGTACCACCCATACCAGTACCAAGATAGTTGAAATGTTGGCCCTCTAAACTCCACATTGAATTGGATGAATCACCATATTTGATATTGACACCAGGAAAGATATCATTCATACCAATCTTCTTAAACTCAAGATTCTCAGTATCAATTGTATCTCTAACACCTTTGGAGAATCTTCCAGCTAATGATGAATTATAGGATACTGCAATCACTCTATTGCTCTGGCTTTTACCTAATACCCATGCAGCAAAGTTAATTAAGCTAAATGATTTACCATGTCTTGGAGGCATATTAACCATTACCCTCTTGATAGGATTGCCATCTGCATCCTTTACTTTGCCCTCATAAATTGCTTGTAATGTATCTGATAAAGTCTTTAGATGTGCTTTATCATCTGTAAAGAAATTAGGATAAAGAGCCTTCTGGAAATGCCAAAAGGATTTCTGTGCAGCTGTTATCTTAGCGTATCTCCTTATCTCTTTATTCGTCATCTATCTTAATGATCTTAGAATCTTCATTAGCTTCTCCCATAGATGTTTCTACCCATATATTATACTCTGCACAATCAGATTTAAAAAGGGAGATTTCAGTATTCTCCCCTTCCTTCCATACCCTCCAGTATTCAAATATTCTGGTCTGCTTATTACCATCATAATCCAAAAACTCAATCTCATAAGTTCCAGAATCAATTAGGTATTGATATATAATTTCTAAGTTCATCATCCAACGAATGAAAGATACTCATAATTTTCTATACTTAATAAGTCTTGATTAAGGATTGATTCTGATCCATCATCCTTTCTAATCACTTGGAATATCTTTGATTTAAAAGGATTAGTTTCATCCTTAACAAATCTGCACATTATGTTCAAATCATCCCAGCTAACTGGCTTTAGTATATTGGCTTTATGCTTTGCATCATCCATGCTATCAGCATATACAACCATTCCTTTCATAATACCTCTTACTCCATTGCTAAATACTATCCATTGTTCCATAAGTCCTATTGTTTTTAAAGGGGCCGTAGCCCCTTGTTTATTTTATTTTAAGTCGCAAAAAACAACCTCTTTAGCTTTGTAAACTTGTGTGAAGTGGTTTATTGAATCTTCTAAACCATAAGCAGAAACATCTTTTTTTATAGATGCTCTTTCTCTTGTAACCTCTGCTCCGTTAAGTCCACCTCTTGAAGTGGCAACGTATTCAATCATTAAGTTTTCTTTGTCGATGTATAAAGTTGTCATAATTTCTAGTTTTACTTGTCCTTTGATGAATCAAATATATAACAAGTAAACGAGAATAACAAATAAAACTTAATAAAAAACTAAAATTTCTTTCTTATTTGTAAAATTATAATTGCTAAATAGACAGAGAAAGGTCTATGATAATACTCTTTTCCTTTAAGTATTGCCATCATTAAAGCTGGTTTATTAGTAGTTATAGCATTAATCAATATCTTCAGATGTATCATCATCATTCAATTTTGATAATTTCTCCAGCTGGTCTAAAGTAAGTCCTTCAAATGGATTAGTAAATGATCCACCATTATTGGTAATATCTTTAGTTTCTATATATCCTCTCTTTCTACCCTTTGTTTTTAAGTAGAAGATTGTGGATGTTGGAACCTTATCTTTTATCTGCTCATGCAAGGATGATTCAGCAAAATCCAATGCAACATTGTCAATCTCTTGCACTTGCTTGGCAAACTCTTCATCTTCCTTTAGCCAGGTATAATACTGGGTCCTTCCAACCTTTGCTAATTTACAAGCCTTAGTAACAACACCAAGCGTTTTCTCCAATGCTTCTAATATTGCTTTTTTATGATGTTCAGTTCTGTTTCCCATTTTCAATATTTACTAATACGTAATATTCCTTCAATCTGTTTAGGAACCTTTTATAAAATTGCCTCATTTCAGCCCCTAAAAATATAAATTCTTGATAGCTTTTATCAGTAAATATAGCAATAATCCCTCTATCAATCATTATTCCTTGCTCAAGTAAGGCCCCATAGTAAGCCCCAATCTGTAACTTATAATCTTCAATGTACTCTAATTTCTTTGGCTTTGATGCCGTTTTAAAGTCATTGATGTAGGTAATACCATTTCTAACCAGTATAGCATCATAACGGCCCTCATAGCAGTATTTTTCAGATACTACTTGCTGTTCTGTGCTTTTGATAGTGTAAGGCTCTAAGAAGTCATCCAAAAGAGGATTATTAGATTGGTTTTGATCTGCGTATAATTGTACGTTTTCATCTAATAATCTACCTCTCTTGAATGCTTCTTGTATAATCCTATCAGCTTCAGCCTCACCAACTGATGCTCTCCAAGATTCTAAGCCTTTCTTATCCTTAGTTTTACTCAATATTTTCGTCACTGATGGGTACATCTACGATTGAATCTTTTTCTTGTTGTGTTAATACTTCCAATATGTAATTATATCTAACTGGCTCATACTCATTAACTGGCATACAAAGCTGATCTTCATAAACGTAAGCTGTTGCAGCATCTGCCCAGCAACTTCCTGAATATTTGAAATCATCAACTCCTATTTTAGAAATCATGTGGAGATGAATCCTTTCTTGTAATTCATTGAATCCAGCTGTATCTTCTTGTGTAAATAATATTGCTTTCATATTAATAAATTGAATATTTAGTATTTAACCAATCAGAAACCTCTGCCACTTGTGTAGCATCGTGTAAATCTGAGTATAAAAGAACATTACCAACATACCCTATAAAACCTGCACCCCAAAAACTATCAAAGTTAAAATCTCCCCAAGTTTTAGCTGATGTCGAGCTATCTATTAGGCTACCATTTTCATATACAGCAATAGTATCGGTAGCAGTATCTAATGTAAAGGTTCTTATTGCTAAATCAGAAGTATTTGTAATAGTAGCAAAATGAGTAACGCCAGTATCATCTTGAAAATATAATCTAAAGTTATTGTATTCAAGTATCCTATTAAAGTTACCATCAGTAGTTCCAAAAAGATAACTTATAGAACTAGAATTGGTTTTATAATATACGCAATAAAAAGTTAATGATGAATCTGGCCCAGCAATACTTAGCGTACTAGCAAAATCCATATGATCTGCATATGCAAGTATATGAAATGCTGAATTACCAGTCCCTAAAGCATCAGTAGCATATAAATATTGGCTAGATGCAGTAGCTTGTTCTAATGTATTACTATTACCACTTTGATCGTTAACTTGTCTAATACTATCTCCATCAACTGCCAATGTAGTACCAGTATCAGAATAAACATCAGCATCTGGATTGATATACAATTGTAATTCTTCTGTAATAGGAGGAGAATCTCCACCACCACCACCACCAGAAGTAACTGGATCATTAGCAATAATGCTAATTCCACCACCAGCTGGAGTACCTACGTTTAAAATATTATCTCCCTTAATCATATTATAATAGTTCTCTTGCTACAATCTTACCAGCTACTCCAGATTCTGCTATTACTCTGATCTCTTCAGTAGTAGCAATATAAGCTGATGCATCAGCAATAATTAAAGAATCATCTGCTTCAGTAGCATCACCACTTCCAAATGAGATATATGCTTTCTTATCAGATAAATTTGAAATCCATACACCCTTTCTATCTGGATTCGCTGCTACTAATTGCTGAGATGAATTAGATGCAGTTACAGAAGCCTTAGATGATGCTGTAGATACATCTGTTAACTCTTGGCCAGTACATTCTTGATATAGCCTCTCGAAAGCTGCTTGAGAATAAACTGATCCAGCTTCATCTTGAATTTCTGCAATTGGCTGTACATTATACTGCACTTGACTACCTAATGTAATATAATATGAAGTATCTGCTGCTAATTTCTTTTTAACATATACGTTAGATGCGTGTTCTTCATGATATAAACCAGTAACTGAATCTTCAATTACTACATAATTTCCTTTTCTAAAAAATTTAATGTTTGCCATTTCTACTTATTTTGTGATAATATTAATTCTAATCTGTTTCTTTGTATATCTACCTTTCTTATATACTTAGTATCTTCTGTTAAGTAGCTTTGTATAACAGCCACATAGTAGTTCCAAGTTTCAAAGAATGGTACATCATTCTGATTTTCTAAGATAAATATATAATCTCCATAGATATACTCACCTCTTTTTACGGTAACTCCACCCTTATTGTTCATAAAATCTGTAAGGGTTAATAAATTTTTAAGCATTGGTAATATTGTTTATTAGTGTTTTAAAATCTTCTTTTGTTCTAATGATGTGATATTCAAAGCCATTATGTAGCATATTCAGCATCCATTTCTTCTGTATTTCTTGTTGTTTTCCCTTTGGTGTTTTCATCTCAATAAAGAATGCTCTACCCTTAAAGTAAAAGGTAAAATCAGCCCTTCCAGGCTGTACTCCCATTGCTTTATTCTTATTGCCTTGTATAGCATTAGCAGAATTATTAAGATTATAGCAAAGCAATCCTCTGTAATCTGGAAATGTATTGTGAAACCATGTATAACATGATGCTTGGATTCTATCTTCACTACTTGAAAACTTTGAATCTATTTTTGTTTGCATATTCAAAACCTTTTTTATACCCCATTAAATTACAAAAAATTCTGGCTTCTTCAATATCCTTTAGATTGTGTAAAACCCAAAATGGAGATATTACCTTTGCTTTACATAGTAATACCTTATCTTTTAAGTCTTGATCTAAAATATCATTTCTTGATAACTCTTTTAACTCAGCTATCTTTTTAGTTAACTTTTCTTCTGGTGTTTCCTTAAACTCATGTCCACAATAACCACATTCTTTAGCTGATGCTGGTAGAAATGATTCGCACATTGGACATTCCTTTATTGGTGCAACACCTTTTGCTTTCCTCTTCTTCTTTAAATCCCAAATTCTTGGTGATTCCCAAAAGTTATGGCGTTTAATATTGTTACCAAAATCAAGTAAGATGAATGATTCTTTGTTAGTAGTAATTCTTGATCCCCTTCCAACCATCTGTAGGAAAAGAGGTAAAGATGTTGTGGCTCTGTATAGAATAACGGTCTGAATATCTGGGCAGTCATATCCAGCAGTTAATATTCCTACATTGATCAGTATATTAGTTTCATTAGGCTTGCATTTACCAAAGTATTCTAATATCCCATCATTTACTTTATCTGGCTTATTAGAATGGATTAGATAGCATTGTAGGCCCTTTTGCATCAACTCATGATATAACCTCTCAGCAGATTGTATACTTGATGCAAAGCAGATGGCCTTAGTATTATTAGAATGCTTAATATAATTCTCAGCTACTCCATCATATATTCTATTCTCATCATACATCTGACCTAAAGATTTACCATTGTAATCTCCAGCAGTCTTTTTTACATTATCTAATGGTACATCTATACCAAATGTTCTGCACTTAGATAGCTTACCAATTTTTAGTAAATCAATTGTATCTATATCTTGGATGATATCTTGGTAATATACATCCATTGAAGATTGTTGACCAGTTCTAAATGGTGTAGCAGTAGCACCAATGATAAATGTATTAGGATTGAAATACTCAAATAGCTTCTCAAAGCACGTTTTATGTGCCTCATCTATTACGATCATTGTACAAGATTCAATAAAAGCCTTGTAAGCCTCTCTCCTTCTGTATAGCGTTTCTACCATTGCTACGGTACAATTGCTGTTGGTTATCTCCTTAGTATCTGCTGTAATATGCTGTGGCTCAATTCCAAAATGATGGAATGATGATGTAGCTTGATGCAGTAGTTTCTTTCTGTCTGTTAATACAAGCACCTTACCACCTTTCTTGATGTGCTGGGCTATCATGTAGCTAAACATAACCGTTTTACCAGCACCAGTAGGTGCAGTTAGCACTACTCTTTTATTACCATTGATGAATGATTGTCTAAGATTAGTAACTAACTGCTCTTGATATGGATATAATTGGATCATGTTAAGATGCGCTAAAATCTATAAAGCAAGAAATCATATTTTCTATTGGATCAATTATATCAATATGGATATAATAACAATCAGTATTTGGATGAGTAAACACTTGCTTATCTTTTGGTAATTGACCAAATGTTTTTAGATATGCTCTAATTTGTTCTGCTGCATAATCACAAAGTTCATCATCATCTTCAGCATCAAGTACTCTTATTTTTGTTTCATCAAAGTTCATCATATTATATCTCACTTTTTAATTGCTCAATCTGTTTCTTTATCTGTGGGAATTCTTTTTTATTACTTTGAACAGATAGCTTATATCGAAGCCTTTTAATTTTATCTTCTATGTTCTTAATTCTGGCCTTCTCAAAAATTACAGCTTCTAAAGTAAATCTTGTCTTTTCTGATTCATTCATGGTTATTATATCCAGATATTCCTTTAGGTTATTATCCTCTTGCTCTTCACCGTAAACAGTTCCAAAATCAACAAAATGATCTGCATAAGATATTTCTGATTTGGTTTTGATGATTACCTCATCACTATTTAGCCTTTTATAAACTACTCCACGAGATCCAATCATCCTTCTCTGTTCGTTTACATATCCAAAATGATATAGGTTACCTTCAACTAATTCTGCACCAGCTGATGCAACTTTGTAAGTTTTTGCTTTTGTTCTATCTAATAATTTCATTGTTCTATTGTTTTAAATAACTGCCATTAAGATTATGTAGGCAAATAAAAGAGTACATACCACATAGTAAACACCAGCAGTAGCACCCTTATAAAATTCATTGAGATGGTTATTTCTTTGCATTAGCCATTCTGTATTGCCAGTTAATAAATATGAATTTACATTCCTTGACTAACTCAACTGCTTGTTCTGCTGATGCACCAGATTCTAATGCCATTTCAAATAGCTTTATAGCATCATCATATGCAGCAAAATGTATTTCTTTATTGCTCATCTAACATTTCTTTAATAACTTCTAAATCAGCTTTAATCTGCTTTAAAGCCCCTAAATAATATCCTATCTGCTGATGTGCATTATTGTTACAGATATCAGCAATCTTCTCTGCATCTGTATTAAACTTAATATAATCCTTGACTATATCCAGCTTGCTTTTTAGTTCTTCTTTGTTCATAGTTTTACTAATATATAAAAAAATTACTAAAATCAAAAAAGTTCTGATTGATTGGTGCTTTTTTTGCTAATAATTCCTAATGCAGTTTCAAATATTGTTTTACCAGCTTCATAGTCAACCAGGTTTCTTAATACATCCCTATATCCTCCAACACTTGCTTTAACTTCAATTTTATGAAACTTCTGTAATACTTCATGCTCATTTCTAGTGCATAATATCCCTTCAGGTTTCCTTTTACTTAGTTCAAAAGGAAGATGGAAATTTGTCCAGTATAAATGTCTACCACGTTTTTTTGCTGGTATTAATGGAGTATAATATGGTATAACATTTTCAACTACATATTTACCTTTAAAATAATGCTGTAAAAATAATATCTCTTCATATAACTTCATATCTGGATATGTTGCTTTAGTTGTAGTTTCATAGTTTGAACTATTCCAATATCTTGCTCTACTATGCGTAGGACATGGAGGGCTTGACCAAATAAAATCAAATTCCTTATAATGATCCAATAAGTATTGATGTGCATCAGCAACTATTACCTCATCATTTGGGAATCTATCTTGGTATAATTTTGCTAATTCTGGATCATACTCTACTGCTGTAACTTCTATATCTTCCTTAACTTCATTCCACTTGTATCTGTTACCACCTAAACAAGCATATAAGTTTAATATCTTCATAACGATAATTTAAAAAGGTAGTTCATCAATTTCTTCTTCTTGTACTTCTATGCTTACTTCATTTGGATCATTCTTTAATAGCATATGGCATCTCTCATCAAATTGATTCTTCTTCTTACCATCATAGAATACACCCTTGTATAAAGCTAACTTCTGCACCCATCCAGAAAACTTATTCTGTGTAAGCCATTTCTTGTAATCATTATACTCATCAGTAAAATCATTGTATAATTGTTTCTTAACATAGCTATGGCCCACCTTGATATTATCTTCATCCATTGCCCATTCATAGAAATCAAATGATGTATCCTTAATAAACTTCCTCTTCTGAAGATTCACAAAGTCATGAGATACTAATCCATTCTCTAAAAAGTAATGTAAGCATTGGATCATATAGTTATCGAATATGTGCCATTCTGCATCATCCCAATCATCAAATAATTGCCTACCAAATTCATCTGCTGGAGTATATCTTACATTGAAGTAGCTACTAAATTCTATCTCAAATTTTCTTCTTTCAAATGATCCACCAACTCCACCAATAGTATAATTAGTACTCATCAGTATCTTTGGTGTATCAGCAAATGGAATGTGGATGGCATCCTTATTCTTCTTTTCTAATGTTATTCCTTCAGTTACCAGGCTAAACATATTCTCAAAAGGGAAATTTTTAGATACATCATCAAAATCCAGTATTTGTGTATCTACTCCAACGGTCTGGAATGGAAATGATTTATTAAAATTAAATTGCTTACCATCCAATATAGATAGATTCTTCATCTTTCCTAATGCTTGAGCAAATAGCCCTTTACCACTTCCACCATTAGGATTATCAGATATTACCTCATCATTACAGATAACGGCTCTATTCTTACCAGCAGATTTGTAAGAATGTAGAAAGAATCCTATTACAGATTTAAAGCTATTATACCTCATATTATTCTGCCCAGCTATAAGCCAAATGAATTTCCTATATTCTGCATTATGATGATCAACAGCTTTATAATCTCTTTGTATTATCTGTTTCTTCCAGATAAAGCCATTTAGATTCATGTAATCAATTTCTTTTACTTCAGTCATTGTTACCTCCAATGCACAATTCTGATAGTATAGATAGCAAGTATCAGCAGTATCTCTTTTGAAGTTTATATCTACTGAATCAAGTAATGATAGATACTTCTCACTAAAATAGTTAGGATTATCTGCCATGTAATCATAAGGCTTCATTCCAAAATCAGCAGAATTATCCATTAAGTAATTAAGTACAAAATCCTTTATTCTTTGTGTAGATGTATTATCAACTATATTAGAATCCATCTCAATAAATACTGGAATCTCAGAACCAGATGGATATATTTTAGCATAACCATTCTGCTCTAAAAACTCTTTAAATTTATGTGGCCTTAATCTAATCTTACCTTTACTATCAAAATCCCAGAATTCAACCGTAGATGCTACTACTTTAATCTGGCTTATGGCATCTTCTATTTCTACCTTAGTATAGTCTGTAAAGGATGCAACAATATCCTTATGTGTCCTTCCATCCTTAATCTTATCCTCTATCTTATTGTATGTACTTCTGTCCTCAAAGAATTTAGAACCAAAATTTACACTACCTCTTCTGTAAGCTGATCTAATAATGGTATTAATTTCTTGCTCTGTAAAATCCTTATTGATATACTGGTAAGCTAAATGCTCTGCTTCTGATTGGTTTATTCCATAATCAGATAATGCAGCAGCTAACTTAAATAGATTCTCATTCCTTTCTCCCTCTTGCATATTGTAGTTCTTATTGAACCACACTAAAATATTCTGTATTATCTTGGATGTAGATTTAAGAATCAATGGAGGATCTACTTCAGCAGTAATCATTATATCCTCTTCTTTCATCTTCTCCCATATAGTAGAATCTTCATTTACATATATCTCTGGATCATAAGATTCATAGCATACTCTACTAATGTTGGAAGATGATACATCAAAATGTGGTGATTGGAAGAAATCTTCTAAAGCCTCAAAGTATAGCTTATGATCATCCTTATTACATTGTGGAATCTTTACTATTACTTTTAAGCCTTCTCCAGATGGAGAAATAAAAGAAGCATAAGTAAACTCTACACCTTCTGTTATTTGCTTCCAATCTTTAAGGCTCTCTTCATCTTTAAAGCCATCAAAATCTAAGCATATCAATCCAGAATGCTCAAGCAATCCAATATCTGATCTGTTTTTAAACCTACCACTCCAGCAGATGCTCGGTAAATTCTTTTTAAGGGCATTCTTTTCAGTTTTGGTAGTCTTACCCCTTATTTCTTTAATTAAGTCCTTAGAAGCACCATTTCGTATTCTATCAAAGATAAAATCTGGTGTTCTGTCAAATCCAGTAGATGTACTATGGATGTTACGAAAAATAGTTACTTGCATATTCTGTTCTAATTTTGTTCTAATATCTAAATAATAAATCCTTTTGTCAAGTTTGGCGCTTGATTGGCGCAACTTTGTCGGAAAGGAAACTCAGTGATACTCTATCTTTCCTTTATTTCAGACAAAGAAGACAAAGTTTTCCACGAAAAAGTAAATCAAAATTTTTTTCAATATTGCTTTTTGTAGCTTTGACTAATTCGGTACTAAACTTTGTCTTTTGTCGGAGAAATCCCTACCAAAAAATAAAGTCTTTTATAATATGGTAAAAAATGCTTTTTTTTAGGATTTCCTTTTAAGATTCTAATGTGGTTTTCAACCATCTTAGCTGGATCTTGGATTACCGTACATTGATTATAGCGTATTGGGCCTTTAGGTATTCCATTCTTTTCAAAATGCTCTATTATCTGATCAATTTGCATAGTAAGTCTTCTAATTGTTCTATTGCATCAAAATTGCTATCTGATTTGTTTACTATGTTCACTATCTCTTCTGCGTATATTCTAATTGTTTCTTTCATATTTCTATTGTTTTATATGATTAATGTATGTAGGATTAATTGCATTACTAAAAATCCTAAAATAAATCCAATTAATAATTCTAAATAATTATCTTTGTTTTGTTTTATCTCATTTTCAAGTTCTGTAATATATCTTAAAACACTTATGGGTGTTGTAATATAATCCTCTTCAGCATTATTTCTCCAGTATTCTAAATCTTTTTCTTTATCCATCTTCTTCCTCTTTAAATCCTTTTTCATATACATCCATCTTATGCTTGATAATCCTCTATATTTCATAACTCATCTTTGTTTTGTTTTAATAAATGAATAAGGCGTGAGGACTTTCTTTATTCCCTTACTGTACGGGCAACAGGGTGGATTCTCCTCAAGAGTTTGCAACCTCTTTTTACATATCATACCAACAAGTTTTTCCTTACTCATCTTTGTTTTGGTTTAAATCCTATCCATTTTCTCATATCTTCTTTAGCTTTATCACTAAGAGGTGGTGGTACAGACATAGTACCATCTGTATTTTTTATCATAAGATAATGAGAATAGAAATATACAGGGTCTTTGCATTTTTCATATTCCTTTTCCCATTGTACTGTTATGTTATCTTCTTTACTCATCTTTATATTCTTTAACACTAATAATATCCCAGTGGTCATCTATTGGTAATCTTGCTAGACTTTCAATACTAATATAGAAAGTATCTTCATAACCCTTTTGGTGATACGCTGGTACGTCTTTATTTAATCTTAATCTAAACTCTAATAATGTTTCCTTACTCATCTTTGTTTTAGTTTAAAAATTATTTATCTCTTGTTTTACTTTTTGCCAATACTCTAAATCAATAGGAGTAAGATATAAATCTCCCCCTTCTCGTTGATGTCTTATAATTTCATCAACCAAAATTAATGCTGATTTTTTTGCTAATGATAATCTAACTCCATCAACAATATATTCAAATTGATGATGCATGGTTACTGAAACAAATTTGTTTATGAGATAATTTGCATGATCTTTTGCTTTCTCTTTTATTTTCATATCAACTAATTCCTATAATTTTATAATCAATTTTCTTCTCTTCATCTGGATGCATCATCTTTAGCCTCTTCTCAATAATCAGTATTACTGAATCCATTGATAAACTATTTAGCCTAATGGATGCAAATCTCCAATCCTTTTGCGTGGAAATCTTATAATGGATTTGTACTTCAGCCTTCATATTTATCTGATATTTTTAAACTGAAATAAAATTTGTCTTGGAATAACTTTGGTGAATATATGGCTCTTCTTATTGCCTCTGATCCAAAATCCATATCTAATTCTAATAGAAACAATTGGATTCTGCATACTATATCTTTTATGTTATCATATCCAGCAGTAACAAATAGCAACTGGTTTTTCTCATTAAAGATGTATCCACTTCTTTCTTCTTTATATTTTGGCATACAGCAAAAATTTATCAAATTCTAAATTATAAATAGTATCATCACTAAGTTCAGTAGTCTTATTGGACATAAATTCATCCCTTACATAATCACCCCAATCTTTCAATAAGTTATCTGGTACAATTAAACCAGCATCAATTAGTTTATCTATCTCCCATTGCTTAAACTTCTTGCTTGTAGCTTTGGAGTACATTGTTGGATTGGTAATTCCAATCATCTTAGCAAGGGCTGTCAAATTGAACAAGCCCTTATCTAATGCATCAAAAAATTCTTCCTTTCTCATTACTTTGGAAATTTTATTGTTAAATAATCCTTACCATATTTAATCTTTGTTGGATTAGCTTCTCCAGTTTCTGGATCAAATTGTGGCTTGGCTTTTAAATATTCTTCTCTGGCCTTTATTTTAGCCTTTAATTCTGTCCATTCAGCATCATCAGAGAAATCATAAGCCTTTCTTCCATTAACCACATTAAACTCTACACCTTGTAAGAATCTCTCACCTTTGGCATATTGCTCTGCTTGATCTATGATTAAGTCATCTAATTGCTTTCTAATGTCCTTTAGAATCTCTTCATTGGCTTTTAATCTAATGGCTGCTTCTATTGGATCAATGTGGCCTTCTTTTACAGCATTAACTGCTTCTTGTACTATGTCAGCTATTACACTCTTGGTAATAATCTGCTCATCTATTAAATTAATTAGTTCCATTGTTCTACTTTTTAAAAAGGGAAGAGGATTAACCCCTTCCCCATGCTTAACTAAAATGGTAATTCTTCCTCTTCTTCTTCTTTAACTACTGGCTCTTCAGCTGTTGGTGTTTGGGCCAATGCTAAAAACTCAGTAGATGTTTTAAGTTTCTCAACTATGTAATCTGGGATGCTATCAGTATGCTCATCAATATTAGTAGCATTAACTGCTAAACTCTCTAATACTTGCTCTGGTGCTTCTAATCCCTTTGGTAATCCAGAAATAGTTCCAATGTTAGCATAAACCTTATCACCTACTTCATTGTGGACCACCGTAATCATACAAGCTACTCCAAGTAGTTTAGTAATATCAAATGCTTCTGCTTCTTTTGGGCTAAATGATTTACCTCTCCATGCTACTAAATGCTTACATAAGGTAGTTTTTGGATGTAAACTCAAGGTATATTCTTTAGATATAACTCTTGGCTTACCATCATAATCACCACCTTCAATTAACATTGATGGAAATTCCCATGTTAAAAATACTTTGTTCTTTGGCTTAGCTGGCTCATTGGCATAGCTTTCCATAACCGTTCCGATGTGTACCATTCTTACACATCTTGCTAAGTGAGTACCAGCTTCTACTGGTTCCCATTTTGTAGTGTTTCCTTCTGTTGCAATAATTTTGATCATAATAATAAATTTAAATAAATAAAATCTCTGTTTTAATTCTTTGTAATTCTAATGTAAATGTTGCTTCTGCGTATTCATCATCATTAAGATTTTCTCTCATTCTCTCGATTAATAATTCTCCTAAGAATAACTTTTCTGATGTATCAATCTTTTGAATCATCTTGATAAGGGCATTAAGTTTTTTGCTCATTGATTTATATTCTTGGCATTAGAAAATTAATCATCATCTCTTTATTAGGATAAAATTTAACAAGCCTATCAATTTGCTTTTCAGTACCCTTTTGCCCATTATACTGGGATA